TGCCGCCATAACCGCCATGTCCTGGTTGATCTTGATCGGGTAACCCAGCAGGTTGTCGGGCATCGGACCGGACAGGCCGTCATAACCAGGCATGAAGATCGGCCGGCCGGTGCTGTCCTTCAGTTTGCGAACAATCTTCAGGCTGTCATCGTGCATCATGAACGCGCAGCCGGGCAGCGCCCGATAGGCCGGGTCGACCGAATGCACCAGGTCAATCAGATCGTCGGCAATGACGGTCAGGGTCTGGCCGGTAGTGCCGACCTTGCCGGCGGCGGACGCGGTCACGACCCCTTTCGGGGTATCGGTGCCCGATCCGGTGGTAAATTTGCTGTTGGTGATGCGGTGGATTCTGGTTGCCAGGCGACCGCCGATAAAGGCTTCGATGTCAATCTGCGAGTCCTGCAGCAGTTCAACCGGGCACGCCACGACCTTAGAGCTGAACTTGTACGGGTTCAGCGGCAAGGTGCCGACGGTAATGTCGGCGGCGTCAACTTCAACGTTTTCAGCGACCTGTTCACCGGTCTCGCTGGTCCCGTCGGAAGTCGGAAAACCAATCGGGTTACCAGATTCGGTCTGCAGGACATTGGCAACGGCGCGAACCCCGCCGAGAGCCTTCAGGGCATCCATGATCGTTTTGGCAACATCGGTTTGGACGGTGAATCCGCCCTCGGAACCGGTGGTGGTGGACATGGTGTTGCGGATCTTCTGCCACTGCTCGGCAGTGATGGCCTTATCGCCGCCGCGCAGCCAGTTGGCAAACACGATGGCGCCGATGTTGTCCTTCTTGCCATGGTGGTCGGCGACATCCAGAATGACGTTCAGATTTTCGTTGTCGGCCATGGCCGCGTTGAAGTCGTTGATGCGCTTCATTTCCGCGTCAAGGTCGGCGATCTTCGCCATATCCGCGTCATACGCAGCCTGGTTTTCCGGCGTCCATTGCTTGCCCTCGGTTTGCTCCATCAGGGCGCGGATTGCCTTGGCGTGGGCTGCCCGTTCTTCCCGCAGTTGCTGAAGACTTCTCATTGCTAAAACTCCTTTTGTTCGGGTTGTCTTGCGGGCGCCTCTATGCGGCCCCTTCGATAAGTTCAAGCTCACGCAAACGATTTGCGTGAGCTTGTGCGTCAGAAACAGAAACGGCGCCGGGGTCGGCGCCGTCAGTGTCGTTGTCATCGGGTGGCTCAGCCGCTGGAGGTGGATCAGCAGGGCCCTTCGCCGCCGGCGCTTTTTTGTAGGCCGACAAGTCCCACCGCACCTGGTTCTGTTTGTTGGGGTTCCCTTCGGCAAGGGCGTCGACAAACCCCGCGTCGATGGCCTCCGTTTCCGTCATCCAGGTTTCGGCCGCCATCATAACCAACAGGTCTTCGGTTTCAAGGCCGGTCTTGGCGGCGTAGCTGGCGGCGATTTGTCCGTCAATTTTGACCAGCAGGCCAGCCAGTGCCGTGAAATCATCGGAATTGCCGTACGCGCCAGACCATGCCTTGTGAATCATCACCATCCCGCCCGGGCTGATAACGGATTCATCGGCGGCCATCAGCAGCTGTGTCGCGGCGCTTGCGGCGTAACCGTCAACGTGCACAATGACCTTGGAGGCATGTTCACGGATCGCCTGGGCCATTGCCACGGACGCAAAAACGTCACCGCCGGGGCTGTCGATCCGCAGATGGATAACTGGCGCGACGATGGCCGCCATCTCCTTGGCGAAGGACAGGGCGGATACCCCGCCCCAGTAATCGTCCGACACGATCACGTCATACAGAAAAACCGTTGCTTCGGCGCCGGTAACTTCCGCCCGGAAAAAGCCGCGGCCCTTGTTGTTCATCAGCAGATTTTCAAGCGGGTGTCTTTTCATCGGTTGCGCCTTTCGCTTGTCGTTCGAGTTCTTCGTCGGGTGGCAGATTTTCCAGTTTTCGCACTTCGCTGACCCTCATCCAGGCGGGTTCACCGGCCCGGCCAAGGGCGATACGGTAGCCCTCATTTCTGGTTTTGTAGTCTCCGCGCTCAAGCCCGGACGTATTGAATTCGCAAAACATGTCACCGTTCGGCCAGGTTTTGCGGTTCACTTCCTGTTCGATCTTGGTCAGGTGCCGGGCCATGGTGAATTTGACAAAGCCGATGCCCTGATGCTCGATCCCGGAACCCCATGACGTGGTCTTATTGACGTGTCCGACCATGTGGGGGGGAACGCCGAAGATGCGGCAGATGTCCTCAACCTGGAATTGACGGGTTGCAATCAGCTGCGCGTCCTCGGCGTTTATTGTCAGTTCATGGACCTTGGCCCCGCCGAAGAGCACCGCCGGGAGGTGGTTTTTCCCGATGCCGCCGTATTTCTCATGCCAAACCCGGCGCATTTCTTCGATCTGTTCGGTGGTCGGCTTGCCTTCCATCTCGATCGCGAAATCTGGTTTTGCCCCGTTTTTGAAAAAGCTGGCGCTGTACTGATCTGCGGCCAGCGCGATACCGGCCGCCGTTTTTAATACAAATTGAATCTGCGATTTCCCGCGCAGTCCGTCAAAGCCCGGCCCGGGGATATGCAGCATGTCGTCTTGATCCAGAACTTCCCTGGTCCATCCGTCTTCGGCCGTGACGATATAAACCAGGCGGTTTCCGGCCCGCTTAACCTCAACCCGGCCGGGATGGACCGGGTCGTATCCGGAGATTTCAGGGGATCGCGAAGACGGGCGCAACACCCGGGCGAAGGCGTCGCCCTTCAGCAGCAACGACGCGGCCATATATTCCCAGAACGTGGCGGCCGTCATCGTCGGGTTTGGCTGCTGATTCAGTAGTTTTGAAATCCGATTGCCAGTAACTTTGGTGCGGGTGCCGTTGTCATCGGTGAAGACCGGCAGCGGCATTGTTGCCAGGGTGCCGCCGATCAGGTTGACGCAAGCATAAACGGTGCTGACCCCCAGTACTGTCTGTTCCGTGACCGCCATGCCGGCGCCAGACATGCCGGCGGTCAGAAATTCATACAGCGAAGATCCTTCGACGCCGGAAGGCAAGGGCGCCGCGTCCGCCATGTTGGCGGCAATGACGGCGGACGGGTCGCGGTCGACCGCCGGTGAGTTTCCCCGCTCCGTCGCTGTTTTTCCCGTCCATGCCGCCTTGATTAGGTTTACGATGTTCATAGGATCAAAATCCCCGAATTGCCGTCAGTTTCTTGGTAAGCAAGCGCCCGGTTGACCGCCATAATCAAGGCAACCATGCCGTCAATCTTGTTTCCCGGCACGTCCTTGGTTGGGTAGATGTTTTCCTTCTTGTCTTCCTTGGCCGTCACGTTCGACGCCATCCACGTCAGAACCGGGTTGTCGCCATGCGCCAGCAACCTCTTCAGGATCAGACTTTCCAATTCCTTCATTGGTTCACTGAAATTCTTGACCGTGGCGCCAACCTCGACCATCGGAGCGCCTTCTTTCACCATGGTTGTTGCCAGGTGGGTTGCTTGCCATGGGTCGAACGGGATTTCTTCAACGTCAAAGCGGGTCGAGACTTCCCGCAGATCATCCATTATTTCATCGAAATCAATGACCGCCCCGGGTGTCAGGGTTATATGTCCAAGTTTTGCCCATGCGTCATAGTGCGAGGTGTTGGCGCTGGCGCCCTCTTCCACCATGTCTTCAGGCAGATAAAACCGGCAGTGGACATGCCAGAGCGGGTCGTCTTTTACGGGTGGAAACAGCAAAACCAATGCTGCAATGTCGGTTTTGCTGGCAAGATCGAGCGCCGCAAAACACTGGCGACCGGCCAGGTCCTCTTCGGTTTTCTGTTTCGGCTGGGCGGCCCATATCTGCATGTTCAGCCAGACATTGCGGGCGCCTACCCATATGTTCAGGTGCTTGGTTTTGAATGCGTTCTGTTTTCTGGCGGTCTGCATAGCCACCCGTTGCCGGGCCAACAGGTACTCAGCGCCAACGGACACCCCGAAATTCGGATTAGCCTTGCGCAGGGATTCTTCGGTTGTCCAGTCATCGCCAGGATCAACCGTGTAGATCAGAACAAAAAGCTTTTCGTTCCGGAACGTGCCCCGCAACACCTTGATTGCATAATCGCGGGACAGGTAGCAGGGGCCGGACATGTTCGACCCGGCCGTGGTTATTTTCAGCAACAGCGGCTGATCCCGGGCACCCATGCCCGTTTCCATGGTTTCAACCAGTTCGTCCGTCGGGTGCTCGTGGTATTCGTCGACAATCGCGCAGGACGGGCTGGCGCCGTCACCCGGCTTACCGATCAGCGGTTCGAACTTTGATCCGTCATCGAGTTTCGCCAGGTTGCTGGCGTGGACTGAAATCCCCTTTGCCTCACAAAGATCCGGGGACCTCTTGGCCATCAGCCGGGCCGGGGTAAAGACCTCCGTGGCCTGCTTTTCGGTCGTGGCGCCGCTGTAAACCTCGGCGCCGTGCTCGCCGTCCATAGCGAACATGTAAAGACCGATCCCGGCGCCCAGGATTGACTTGCCATTTTTCCGCGGGATTTCTTCGTGTGCATCGGTGTACCGCCGCAGGCCGGTCTCCCGGTGAACCCAACCGAAAAGCGTTGTCAAGTTGAATTGCTGCCACGGCTCAAGCGTTATCTTCTCCCGCCTGGCCGACCATCTCCCTTTGGTGTGGGGCAGCAACTCCAGAAAATTGCAAATCCTTTCCGCCGGGTAATACTGAACTCCCTCAGCATCCTCAATCAGCGGGTTAAAAATATAAGGGAAGTCAGCGGCCCCTTGCCGGGACAGATCGTCAACCTGGCGCTGGCAGGCAAGCTGGACAAACTCACACGCCGGGATTTCCCCAGCCAACACGCCGGCAATATACTCATTCGCCCTGTCAACGTGTCTCATATCTGGTTGAAGGCGTTACCCTTCGGTTTGCCCGGCACCTGAATCCGCGTTGCGCTCGATGGCGTCAGCCCAAATTCCGCAAGTAAGCTTTGCGCGTGGCGGGCCGCTTCGTTCTGCATGGCCACTTCGGGCCGCGGCTTGATCACTACGGCGCCGCTTTGGTTGATCGTCCGGAATGTCAAACCGTGTTCATTTAGGATCTTGGCGCAAGTTTCCACCTGCTCCAACCGCCAGGCGGTCAGGGCCAGTGCTTCCGTGTGACTGGCGCTGGCAAATCCCATGGAGTCGATCCGCTTCACCAGCAGGTTGAACTTTGCTTTAGCTTTTCCGTTCAGCCACCTTGGCGGCCTCGGCGTTGTACTTGCCGCCTTCGGTTCATTTTTGTTGATCGTCCGCTTACCCGGGTTGCCGGTCACAAGCTTCAGGGCTGTTGGTTTTGGTTTGCGTCCGGCCATGGCATTTCTCGGTTTTTTGGTTTCATTTCGCGGTCGTAAAAAAAAAAC